TGGGTTTCCTACGAAACCCCCCGGACGTGGTCCTCCCGGTTCAGTTTTGGTCGGGATGGACGAGCTCAGCAGGTACGTGGCACATTCTTTAGAAGTGCTTCCGTATCATGTTGATTCCAAACCTATAGCTGTGCTTGAGCGCGGCTATAAGGTTCGTATCGTTTCTTGTTCCGATGCTGTTCGAACAGCCCGGTCAGAAGCGTATCGCTCCGTTCTCTTTAAGAGACTGGAGCGGATCGATGCTTGTCAGCTTTCCCTTTTGGGGGAGCCAGTCGAGATCTCTTTTGAGGTCCGATCGGTTCCTGCTGACGAGCTTTTCGTATATTCCGCCGACCTTAAGGCCGCTACGGATAACCTGTCATGGGATGCTATTGCATCCTTCTGTCGGGGTGCTGAGGTTCCCTTCGACCTTGTGGCCGGGGGGACCTTGGATCACAAGCCTATGAGTAGGGGTACCCTTATGGGTATTCCATGCTCTTGGCCTGTGTTGAGTGCCATCCATTGTTGGGCGGTTCTCTACATGAAAATCCCTAAAGGGTCTTTTCATATAAAGGGCGACGATCTCATTGGTCTTTGGACCAAAGAAGAGATCATTCGCTATGAGAGGGATCTCTCGACATTCACAGGAATGTTACTGAATCCCAAGAAAACCTTCACCTTCCCTATGGAAGGCTGGTTTTGTGAAAGACATTTCACGAGGGAGGGCTTCTTATTGAAGCTTTCTCCGACTGTCATGTCTCTCAAGCCCCTCACGGCTCCTCAAGAGCCGCGGGGGTACCCATTCGAGCTCGCCTTGACCTCATATCTGTGGTCTTTGGCTGATCGCGTCGATTGGTCAACTCTTCGGAGGATCCAAAAGGTCCTCGTGGAGTCTCGCTTACCTAAGCTACATTTAGCTATGGGTGAGTGGAAGTTTATGCCCATCACTTTGGGTGGGCTAAACTTGCTGCCTAACAAGAAGTTCCAAAGAACTTCCCAAAGGCTCTCTGGGATGCTCACTGCCATTCATGATGGCAGGGGTTCCCATATTGTGAGGAAGTTGGGCCAGGTACAAATGTACCTGTATCCCAAGGGTTCCTCACACAGATTCGTGGCCAAATTTATGGCTGAACGAATGGAGGACTGGGGTGTCCACTTTAAAGTGGATCACCCCGATCCCTACCCCGGTGCTTTCGTAAGGAAGTACCGGGCTGTCGTAGCTAACGTCCAGGCCTTTATGACCTTGAAGGACGGTGGCTTCGAAAACGAGAAGATGGCATATTTGTCATATCTCGCTATGTCCAGGAAGAAGACTAAAGTCATTCTTTCTGGGCTGCAACTACCACAAACTCCTAAGCACCATAAGGTCGATAGGAGGTGGTCGTTTTACGGGGCGCAGCGCCTTTTGGCGCGTCTTTCCGTTGCGGGGTTCACCTTCCCTAATCAGTCAACTGATGAGAGGAAGTCGGACGTCGCATGGGTTCGTCAACATCTCTTTGAGATGGAGAGCGAACCTCGGCACCACTTAAGTGGTGCTGTTCAAGCGTTTTGGGTTCCTGTCCCACACGGACACTCCCTGTGACGTTTTATAGTCAGTGAAAGTGTATCGTGTCCTCTTCAGAGGGAGAGGACGGGTTTCGGCCCGCTAAACCGAAAGTTCCC